ATTCTACTAAGAATGAAACAAACTGCTTATCCAGATGAATTTGAGGATCCGATAGTATCATTCCGTAAAACTATTTCTTATTATAATTCAGAAGGAGAATCAATTGATGAAAAAGAAAAAACTTAAAGCACAAGTAAAGTCAAGATTTTATTATATCTTCTGGGGTATTGCGACAATTTCGGTTGTTGCTGGACAAATATATGTTGGATCTGGGTATCGTATGATGTCTGAAAGTATTAACTCGCTTATTGAATATGGGTCTTCTAAAAATTGATAAAAATAATTTGGTGGAACCAAGGGTAAAGACCACACCACAGAACGTTGCAGAGGCAAATGATGCACTATTCCGTGCTAAAATGACTCTACCTGCTGCCGCAAAACACTGTGGCATGACCCACAAGGAAATGAAACTGACCTTTTGGGAGTATTTGAAGTATAACAAACCTGATTATGAAATCCCTGAAAACGCCCCTTAGATATCCAGGGGGCAAATCCCGTGCATGTACTAAATTAGATCAGTTTCTTCCTGATCTAAGAGACTATAAAGAATATCGTGAACCTTTTCTTGGTGGTGGTAGTGTTGCCATTCATGTCACTAAGAAGTATCCTCGTCTTAATGTTTGGGTGAACGATTTATATGAACCTTTGACTAACTTCTGGAAAACTCTTCAGGATGATGGACAGGCACTTTATAAAAGACTACAAGAATTGAAGTCAAGATATCCTGATGAGGCATCTGCCAAAGGATTATTTTTAGAAGCAAAAGATGTTGTAAACGATTATGCTCAACCAAATTTATTTCGCGCTACTGCTTTTTACGTCATTAACAAGTGTAGCTTTAGTGGTCTCACTGAATCATCCTCATTCAGTAGACAGGCCAGTGTCTCAAACTTCTCAATGCGAGGAATCGAAAAACTTCCAGGATACACTCAAATAATTCAAAATTGGAAGATTACTAATCTTAGTTATGAACAACTCCTTACTGATAACAAAGAGTCCTTCACCTACCTTGATCCCCCCTACGACATATCAGATAACCTTTATGGAAGGAAAGGCGATATGCATAAACGATTCGACCATGATCAGTTTGCTAGGGATTGTGATCGCTTTATTGGTCCTCAACTCATTTCTTATAATTCGTCTCAACTGGTCAAAGACCGTTTTAAAGGATGGGAAGTAGGAGAATTTGATCTGACCTATACGATGAGGTCTGTTGGTGAATATATGAGAGATCAGCAAAAACGTAAAGAACTACTACTTTTTAATTATGGAATTAAAGGATTGGTTGAACAGTATCAATCAGACGAAGAAGCATCTAATTGATGAAGATCCTTCTATCGAGAAGGAATATCCCCCTTATATTGTGAACCGTTGTTTCTCTGGGCACATCGATACTTTGATGTTTGCTAATGAGATGAATAAGTATAACTTTCTTCCAAAGAAACTTCAGTATGATTTCTTTATAAATATTGTGAGGAAAAAGAAGAGATTCTCTCCCTGGCTCCGACAAGATAAAATCAAAGATCTTGATTATGTCAAACGTTATTATGGTTATAGTAATGAAAAGGCAAAGCAGGCTTTGAAAATTCTTACACAAGAACAAGTTAACTTTATTAAATCGAAATTTGACACTGGAGGAAAAAGATGAGTGTGGTTAGAGAACCCGAGGTGAGTTGGTCTCCCGAACAAATGGTTGAAATTTATCTGAACGAACCGGATGATTTCCTCAAAGTACGAGAAACATTGACGAGAATCGGAGTCGCGTCAAGGAAGGAAAAGAAAATCTATCAATCCTGCCATATTCTGCACAAACAAGGAAGATATTTTTTGGTGCATTTTAAAGAGTTATTTGCATTAGATGGTAAACATGCAAATCTAACTCAGAATGACGTTCAACGTCGTAATCGTATTGCCCAACTGCTTGCCGACTGGGGTCTTATCAGTATTGTTGATGTAGAAAAAATTCAAGATATTGCTCCCCTAAATCAAATCAAGGTTCTGGCATACAAGGATAAGCAAGACTGGATTCTTGAGACCAAATATAATATTGGTTCTAAGAAGAAGAGAGTAGAGGAAACCGAATGAAACTGGGGGCTTGACGCCCCCCTTTTTTTATGATATACTGTATAAATAAATTCGTTCTCCATGAAAAGAACTTAATTGCTTCTTGATTGGAAATTAAAAAAAGAGGTAAACCATGATTACACCAGAGGTGTATGAAGAATTTCGTAGAGATGTTATTGACGTAATTAATAATAAAGAACTTTTTACGGAACCAAAAATAAAAGTTCTTACCAAACAAATGGGTATTGGCAAGTCATATTTTCAAGGTAAAGAATTATCGCAAGAGTTATATAAAGTATATCCTAATCAAAAATTTAATATTCGCGTAGCACCAAAAAACGAAACATGTAACGATGGTATCTTTGAAAAAGAAACCGTTGTGGATGGTAAAAAATATAAGTACAGGGACATCACCCACATTAAAGATTCTTTGATGATGGATGAGTTTTTGTCTGATTGTTCTGACACAGATAATATCTATATTTTTTCAATCACTCATGCGAGATTTTCAAATCACTTTGAGTCTTTTTTGAAGTATGCTGAAAATACTGTTCTGTGGATTGAAGAAGTTCATGAGTTTTTAGCGGTAGGTGATGCTGGATCAGTTCCTTACGGATTTGGAACAGGGTACAGATCTGGATTTGATGCAAGGGTCGCATTGAGACTTAGAAAATGGATGAAAGTTAATGGAAGAGTGCTAGCGTTCACTGCTACTCCAACCTTGCATCAGCGAGAGTATGATGAATATATTATTGATGGTGATAGAAAAACAGATCAAAAATTTTCTGCCCTATTTCATAAGTGTAATAAACTTGCAGAGTTAAAAAAGTTAATTCCTAATCAATCTTGGGTCGATAAAACTATTCAATATGACTTGATTCAAAGAAACACTCAACAATCTGTTGATTCATATGTGGGAGATATGATTGATAGTTTGATTGAAAGAGAATTTGAATTAGAAGAACTAAAAAAAAGAGACCCTGATATTCAACCAAAACTTACATCTTTTATTCGATGTGGTCAAGGTAGTGGAGTTTGGGGATGTCCTATTCATCAGGGACCATTTGGTGGGTCTGGTAAAAGCGGTCCAGTTCAACATGATATTGGAATGGTTCAAATTGTTGGCAATCATCTTCAAAAGAGAGGATATGATTATAACTCTCCTATGATTGCTACTCTTCAGGAATCTGGTAGTGGTGGCAATAGAATTTGGAATTTAAATGGAGAAGTCATTGAAAAGAAACTGTCATGGGATGATGTATGCAATCGTTTAAATGATAGTAATGATCCACTCAGACATTTAATTTGTGTGATGCGTGGTGGATCCGGAATTAATGTCTATAATATTGGAGCAATTTTTATTGCTGCTGTTAGAGATGCTCTTTGGTCTAGGGAACATATCCCATGTCAGGTTTTGGGAAGAGGCGTGCGTTGTAATTGGGGATATGGAAACATCGCAGGAAAATGTATTAACGATTTACGTAATTTTATTTCTGATAGACAACTTGACGGTAATATTGAAACTACTGTAGATGCGATTAAAGTTGCAAATAAATTAGACGTTTGGTATCCGAGAGGATTTACTCCTAAAGGATCTAAAACAAAAGAAGATGTGTGGTATGATTCTGTAGATATTTTTAGAGAAAAGTATTGCAATTCAATTAAAGTTGGGTATAAATGGTTGTACGACTATACTGGAGTAAAACCAGAAGCAGTACCATATTCTTTTGTCAAAGGTTTTACTGGCACAGAGCAACTTTTGTGTCCACACTGCGGAAAATCGGTGTATTATTCCGTAGACAAAATGGGTGATGGCACTTTGCTTCCATTCTTTGATGAGTAAACCCGAATAAAAAAACTACGGGGTTCACTACCCCTTTTTTTATATTCTGTGCTATAAATATATCGGATGCCTTCGGGGTCCACACAATCAAATCTCGCTTATTAAGGAGAAGTACAATGGGAAGCCTAATGAAGTACAATGCTGCTAACTTAAATCAGTTTCTAGATCTTATAAATAGAAACAGCATCGGTATGGAAGACTACTTTGATCGTCTCACGACGCTGCATGAGACGACAAGCAATTATCCTCCATACAACCTAGTCACGATCAGCAACGTAGAATCGAGACTAGAACTAGCACTAGCAGGATTCAAAAAGAAAGAAGTTTATGTCTACACACAGGACGGTAAACTCTTTGTCGAAGGACAAAAAGAAGACAAAGAGACCGGAACAGAATATGTCCACCGAGGAGTGGCTCAGAGATCTTTCACCAGATCTTGGACCCTCTCAGATGAAACGGAAGTTAGATCAGTTGCTTTTGAGGATGGGTTATTAAGTATTACACTTGGTAAGATTGTTCCGGAACATCATCAAAGAAAGGATTATCTATAAATCCTGACTAATTTTTGCTGCCGTTGCTACAAAAGTGTATCATAGTGATACACTTTTGCTATATAATTATGTACTATAGAGGACGACTTATGAACTGGACAGCCGCCACTCTTACAATTGGGACCGCAATGACTCTTTTTTTCAATGGGTTCATTGGGAGCGCATTCACCTAATAGTCCACCCAGTATAAGCACTTACAATTTTACAACACCATA